GGCAGCCCGGTGCAATTCGGCCTGAAGGCGGATGGCAACAACATTGAAGGCCGCCAGGGCACGGTGCCCAACCTGGACATCGAACTGCCCCGGCCGCCGATGGTGCAGTCGGGCACGGCCACGGCGGTGACAGTCACCTACACGCCCTCGGCTGGGGCCGCCACGGCCACGCTGGACGCCGCCGAGTACCGGGTTGACCGCCAGGCCACCCCGGGCGTCTGCCGGCCGCTATACGGCAAGACGTGGCCTTCTCATCTGGTCGACCAGAACAGCACGACCGTGACGTGGTGGGCGGGCTACTCGGCCGACGGCACCAGCGTCCCGGCCGCCGTAAAGTCGGCCGTTCTCATGATCGTGTCGCACCTGTGGAGTAACCGCGACGCGGCTCAGGAAGCGGCATTGAACGAGGTGCCGTTCGGCGTCAAGGCGATGCTGGATACGGTGCGGTGGGGGAGCTACCGCTGATGGCACTCTCGCCGGGCGAAATGTGGACGCGGGTGACGATCCAGCAGGCGACCACGTCGCAGAATCAAGTCGGCGAGACCGTCTTGGCCTGGTCTACGTTTGCAACGGTCTGGGCCTCGGTGGAGTCGCTGTCGGCCCGCGAGACCGAGCGATTTGCCGAGACCGTCGGCTTCATGACGCACCGGGTGAAGATCCGCTACCTGAACGGACTTACTGGTGCCATGCGGATCGTGTACCGCAACCGGGTGCTGGAGATCGGGCAGATTCTGGAGCGGGACCGGTTGTGGCACCAAGAAATCATCTGCACCGAGAAACGGAGTGACGGATGAGCTTGCCAGAAGCCCCGGAAGCGTTTCTGTTTCAGCGGCTGACAAGCCAGACCGCGGTGTCGTCGCTCATCGGGCAGCGGGTGTTTCCGCTCATTGCCCCGACGGGCACGCCGTTGCCGTTGGTTGTGTTCCAACGGACTGCCGTGGAACGCCCGCAGTCGCTGACTGGCAACGTCGGGAACCCGGTCATCACGCTGCAGTTGACGACGTACGGCACGTCTTACACCTCAGTGAAGTCGATTGCTCGAGCGGTTCGCCTGGCCGTGGACGGCTGGACGGGCACCACGGCCGGCGTGACGATCCAGCGGACGACGCTCGTCACAGAGGCCGATGGCGTGGACATGCCGGCCGACGACCAGATGCTGCCGTACTACTCGGTGCAGCAGTCGTTTCAATTCCGCATCAACGAGGCGATCTGATGGCGGACGGCATCGACATCCAACTCAATACGCGTTTTCAGGATGCCAAGTGGCTTTCCGGCAATGCTCTTGGCCAATCGCTTCGCGTTGAGGCAGCCGCCCTACTGCAAGCCGCAGAGCGTGCCGTGCAGCCGGGGTTGGTTGCCTTGCAAAGCAACGTCAACCAAATACGGTCGCGCAAGGGTGCCCTCCGTAGATCCCCTGGCACTAAATCAAAACTCTACGGCGGCGGATCCCGGCAGACAGCCACGGCGTTGGTGGGGTATCGATCCGGCGTTGCGCCCCATGCCTATTACGTCGAGTTTGGAACTCGCAAGCGGCGCGGGCGAGGTGCTATGGCGGCACGGCGGCCGCTGCTCAGGGCGTTTGAGTCTGCACGTTCGTCTATGGAAGCCGCCATGACACGGGAACTTCAAGCGATCATGGCCCGTGCGGCAAGCAAAATCCGGTAACTGCAAGGATTCGCACCCCCTGCCGTAGTTTTTTGATAGGGCCCAGCGGCCCACGAACCACAGGAGAACCGCCACATGGCAGCCGATTCGCAGGGCAATAACTTCGTCTTTGCCGGCAGCACGTACACGGTCACCAGCGTCACTGTGACGCCTGGCGGCGATCTGCTCGACAACTCGCACCTCGGGCTGGCGAGCGGTGCAAATCGCACTTACCAGGCACCCGCATTGATTGACAATGAACTGAGCTGCGAAACGTACGGCACGACGGCCGTTGCTATCGGCACCACGGGCGTTCTGTCGTTCGCTTCTGTCACGTACACGGCGACCGTGTCGAGCTCGAGCGTCGCCTATTCGGTGGGCGAACTGGTCAAGCAGTCGCTCACCTTCAAGGTGAAGTCGTAACGACGGGGGGCCGTCGTGGCGAACGTATCTCAGGGCACCACTATCAGCTGGGGCACCACGCCCATCGGCGAGGTGGTGTCGCTGTCGGTTGACGGCATTGCCGCTGACGCCATTGAGGTCACGCCTCGTGGTAGCGCTTCTCGGGTCAAAGTGTTTTCCGTCAGCGACGTGGACTACGGAACGATCAGCGTGACGGCTCGAGGCACTGCCGGCATGAGTGCCGGCAATGTCGGCTTGACGGCGGCTCTATCAATAGGTGGACCGGGGCTGTCGCTGTCATTCCCGGTAGCCATCTTTCAGACGCTTGGGGCACAAGCGGCGGTTGGCGAACTGCTGACGTACAGCGTGACTTTCAAGCTAGGAGCCTGACATGGCGTCTTTGACCAAAGACCAAATCCTTGCCGCTGACGACCTGGGGCTGTTCAAGCTGAACGTGCCCGAGTGGGGCGGCGATGTCTTCATTCGCGTGATGAGCGTCGGCGAGCGGGACGCCTACGAGAACGAATGGGTGCGAAAGAAAGACACCGGCGTGGATGATTTCCGCACGAAGTTCTTGGTGCGGTGCCTTGTGGACGAGAAGGGAAATCGCCTTTTTGACAACGGCGACATAGCTCGATTGTCGGCCAAGTCTGCCAAGGTCATGAATCGCATCTGGCAGGCGGCGATGGATCACAACAACCTTTCCGATACGTCGATTGAGGAGCTGGCAAAAAACTGAAAGCCCGACCAGACCGGGCGTTTCTGTTTCGTCTGGCGCTGGCCACCGGGTGGACTTGGGAATACATCCTCGGGCTGCCGGTAAGCCTGCTCCGAGAATGGATTGCGTTTGACAAATACATTGAGCCTTTCGGGAGGGAATGGGAACAAACCGGCGTTCTGGCTGCCCTGTCGATTGCTCCGCATGTTCGCGGGCGAACGCCAAAGGCAGAGGATTTCATGCCCATTAAACGGCCGCCGATGACGGCCCAAGAGATTGCTGCAGAGCTTGCGAAGCTAAGGCCAACCCGTGGCACAGAAACTTGATCTTGCCTTTCAGGACACCGCCAATGCCGATGGCATGGCGGCCGGCGTCGCACGCGCCGACCGGGAACTTGCGAAGGTCGGCGCGAGCTCAAAGGCCACTGCCGCGGAGTTTCGCCAGGCAGCCAAGATCACGCAGGAACTTAGGACGCCAACCGAAAAGTACGCCGACACCATCGGCAAACTGGACAGCATGCTCCAAAAGGGACTGCTTACCCAGGAGGTCTACGGCCGCGCGGTTTCCAAGGCTGACGCAGAACTGAAGGCAGCCACGTCCAGTGCCGACCAAATGGCCAAGCAGGCCGGCATTGCGGAGCGTGTAATCAACGGCCTGAGTAACGCCATAAGAGGCGTGGGCGACGCGACCAAGTCTGTCGCTGACGCCGGCATCAGTGTCATCGCTTTTGGCAAAGACATCGCCTGGACGGCGATTCAGTGGAAGATCTTCAGTGCAATTCGTAACCCAGCCGGGTTAAAGGATTTTGCGATTGGTGCCCTGAAGGGTGCCATGACCGCACGCACGATGATTTTGGCTGCCAAGGCACTGGGCGTGGGCCTTGCTGTGAGTGGCGGTGCTGCTGGCACCACAGCCGCTGCGTTGCTTGGGCTAAGCAACCCAATGATCGGGGCAACGCTTCTGGCGTTCAATCTTGGCAAGTCTTTCTTGGCCGCCAAGGACCGTGCCTTAGAAATGGCTGCTGCGATCACGCAAGGAACGGTCACGCTTGAGCAGCTAAACGCCGAGCTCGGCCAGGTGCAGGCTCAACAAGTAGACAACCTGGCCTTCTCCATGGAAGAAGCCACAGCGGCGGGGGAACGATCCGGCAAGGCGTTTTCCGGCCTTGGAGACGTTTTCGTAACGCCTTTTGTAGGGGCTTTTGCTGCTATTCAATCCGGCATGGCTGGCCTGACTAACGGCATCAGCAGCGTCGTGGAAGGAATCACATCGGTGCTGTCGCCGATTGCGGAAACGCTGGCCCCTGTGCTGACGCTCATTGGGACGCTTGTTGAGTTCGTGCTGAAACTGGTCGGCGTATTTGGGCAACTGTTGGGGGCCGTCCTGAAAGTCGCCGGCGCAGCAATCCGCGTGTTTCTGTCGCCGTTTATTGTTGGATGGTCGAACTTTGTTGAGATGATTCGGCAAGGCATGGGGTCCGTGTTTTCATACATCAGCGGATTTTTTGACAAGCTGGATGGACGAATCCAGAAGTTTTATTCGTTCATGTCCAAGGTTCCGTTGATTGGCCGCGCGTTTGCAAGTGGCCCGTCATCTTCGTCCGCAGCGGCGAGCGGCCCGGCGGCCGCCATGGAGGAAACTGCCAGTGCTGCGGAGTCAGCAGACGAAGAAATGAAGGCCGCCGAAGACACCATGCGGCGTATCCAAGAGCAATCAAACGCCGCTTCTAGTGCCGCCGTGGAGTTTGGGCAGGCCGGGTTTGATGCGGCCGCTCAATACCAGCAAGAGCTGCGTGCGCTGCAGTCGCAGTTTGAAGCCGGCATGTTCAATGAAGCAGAGCTTGCGGCAAGAGCCGAGGAAGCAAAGAAGAAATACGACGAGCAAATCGATTCCATCCGTGAACGCAATAAGGCTTTGGCAGAGCAGGCCGAAGAGGACCGAAAGGCCGAGCAAGACCAGCAAGCCGCAATGACTCGGCAGACAGACGCTTTTTTTGCTGCCACAAAAAACGCTGAGCAATTTGGTGAAGCCGGTAAACGTGCCGCCGACCAATACATGCAGGGGCTCATGGATTTGAACGAGCAGCTGCGTGACGGCCGCATCAATGAAGAGCAATACAACCGGGAGGCCGACAAACTCAAAGGCAAGTTTGACAGCCAAACGGATGCCATGAAGAAGGCACAAGAGATCGGCGAAGACGTTGCAAAGAAGCAGGAAGAGATCGACAAGATCCAGGCCGACAAGGCCGCTGCCCTGGGGGGCAAATCAAACGAAGCCCTGAAGGCCAACGACATTCGCTCAAGCGAGGGCATGGCCCAGTTCATCGCTTTGGCCACTGGCCGTGAAGACCCGGCCATTGAGGAGAACCGCAAAACCAACGCCAAACTCGAGGAGATTCGGAAGGAACTGGCGGCGTTGCAGCAGCAACAGGTGGACATCCTGGGGGCTGCGGCATGAGCGTCATAAAGGTCACCGAGCTCGCCACCGTTTCCGCCACGCAGAAGTTCGGCGAAGCCCCGAAGTTTCAGCGTAAGTGGGTTGTGGAGGTTGATACCCCGACCACGACTCAAACGGAGATCCTTGCCGGTGCTGGCGTAGCGTTCCTCGACGCGCACCCAGAGGCTGCGTATTGCAGGGCCATGAACGCCAGTGTGGGGAACTACAACGGTTCCCGCTGGCACTACGAAATCACCTGGGATTACGAACTGCCCAAGCAGGAGAACCCGGACAAGAATCCGCTGGCCCGGCCCGATATCTGGAAATGGACGACTGGCGGTCTAAGCGTGCCGGCGTTGTACTACTACGACGGCAGCACGTTGAAGACATTGGTGAACTCGGCTAACGATTTCTTTGAAGGTGCAACGACCGACATTAGCACGCTACAAGCAAGCATCAGCGGCAACCGGGCGACGTTTGACTACGGCCTGGCGACCGCCATCACTAATAGCGTCAACAGCGACACGTTTTTGGGTGCCCAGCCAGGCACATGGAAGTGCAGCGGCATTTCTGGACAGCCGCAGGTTGAGGTCGTGAACGACGAAGAACTGCGGTTTTGGAGCGTTGAGGTCACGCTTGAGTACCGCCCTGACAAGTGGACCCTACAACTGCCCAATGTCGGATGGAATTACCTGGAGAGCAGCCAGAAGCAACGCGTCTACGTTTTAGACCCAGACACCGGAGAGCGTGTTCCTGCCAGCAATCCGCAGCCGCTGACATCTGGCGGTGGCTTAAAGACGGGAGCCCCCGACATCCTTGAGCGTCGGGTTTACCGTGAAGTCGCTTTTGAGACGTACTTCGGAACACCCACGCAGCCGTAACTAGGAGCATGACACATGGCCGACATCAACTACACCATCAGCACGACGGTAGCCAAGGGGGCCCTGCGGCAAACCTATTCCGCCGCTGGAGTCACGGCCGATTGTTCCGCCACTGGGATATCTACGCAGACGCTTTCACCTGGCACCAACGCTGCCGGCACGGTGTCGATTAGCACCGCCACGCTGTCGAGCGTGGGGCTGTTCTTCGCCCGCAATCTGTCCACCGTTTCCACGGCCACCGTTTCGTTCGGGCAACTGTCCGCCGGCACGCTCGTGCCGACCGTGTCGCTGCGTGGCGGCGAGGCGTCCGTCGGCCGGCTGGCGGCGGGACAGTACGCCGCACAGGCTAACCTCACTGGCACGCAGCTGGTCATCACGATTGTCGAGGGGTGAACAGTGAGCAGCCAGGGCGCGAGCAATGGCCCTAAGCAGGGCGCTGGCAAAACGTTCGTAAAGTTCAGCCGCGACTCAGCCCAGCGAATCGCCAAGGCCGTGCGGGCCGTTGAGGGCGGCAATCGCAACGGGCCTGGCATCACGTTTGATCACCCGATCATCGACAGCGGGAAACCACTCCGCATCGGCTCGTTCACCGGCTCCTGGGCATCAGCGTCGTGGAAGGTGGTTACGCTTACCGGCACGACAGCTACGGCCAACGTCTACAACTGGTGTCTGCCTGTGGAGGCCGGGCCAGACACGGTCGTGATCTTCGGCAAGGCCAACGGCACTAATAGCGTGGTCGAGGTTGGTGGTGGCCCGACGTGCCGCATGATAGTTGGTTCGCTCGATCTCAAGACGCTCACCGGGTACGACGCAAGCCAGGTGCAAGTGTTAGGGCACAACACAACCGGCCCGTGCCTGCAGTGGTACTCGGTCACCACTTGTGCAACGGCCACCGCAGCATGACGCAGATCACGTTTCAAAACGGCCAGATCCTCATGCGTGACGGCAAGGTCGGCACCGAGCAGGGGTGCTGCTGCGGTCAGCCATGCACCTGCGCAAACTGCCATGCCTGGGGATTGAAAGTCGGCGATGTCTGCATCGCCCAAGGCGTCCGCCGCAATCAGGAGGGATTCGCGGAGAATCTCAACCCGATCGCCGACTGCCCGGGTAACATTTTCGAGGACGACTCGTCGTGCAAAGGTGGAGACCCAGGAGGCAACTACAATGGTTTAGAACTCCCATTCTGTTGGATAGAAACCTTCGGGTTCAACGGCTGCGGCAGTGAGTATTGCCAATGGGTCGACGACGGCGAAAACCCGGACGAGTGGCCGATAACTGCCGCACCTGGTGGTCCGCCTTATTTGGCCTCCCGTACTCCAGACAATTTCGTCTGGGTCAAACAAATCGGCGAATGTGACGCCGGCGGTCAGTTCCTACTCGACGGCATTCAGTCTTACGAGTGTTTGACAGACGGTCACAACGGCACGGGAGAGCCTAGTGTCGAGTGCGGCATACAGGCCTATCCGTGCATCTGCTGCGACGGAACAACGATTCGCGTCCGCATCTACTACGTTCACGTCTTTCTGTATACCTATCCGTGGCAAAACACGCAGTACTGCCAAAGGTATTTTCTTACTATTGGAAACGTTTACTACCGAGACTACGAAGGCCCGTTTCCGGCCTGCGACATAGGCGAAGTAGAGATTCCGCCGGTCAGCGATTTTGTGCTCGTTGACATCGCGACAGCCTGCACGGGTTCCGCTGGAGATAATACCAGCACGCCAATCTGGGGAATTACCGCCGCCCTGGATCAATATCTTTACTATCCAGAACACGCCACGGAGCCTGGTCAGGCCGGCGACTGCGGGTGTGATCCTGGGCCTGTCACGTTGTCCTGCGGGCCGCTCCCTGCCTGCCT